AAGCAAAAGAAGTGATAGGATTAAACGATAATAACATCACACCCTATTCACTTAGACATACACACACTTCTTATTTATTATCTAAAGGAATACCAATTGAATATATAAGTAAACGTTTAGGGCACGCTACTATATCACAAACATTAGACACGTATTCTCATTTATTAGAAGAACATAAAAAAGAGCAAGGTCAACGTGTCAGAGAATTATTCTCTTGACACATATTTGACACTTGCTCTCTCAAAACCCTGTCATATCAAGGGTTTAGTACGGAAACGGAGGGATGACAGTTGATTTTTAACAAACTATAAAATGGCTTAACTACGCTGTTTTTAGCATTTTGTTTTATAAATAAACCTAAGTAAATATAACTATTTTGACACGTATTTGACACGTGAATAAAATAACCACGCCTTTTATTGACGTGGTTGGGAAATATAATTTATTAGAAACTAAATAACGCTATTCATAACGATTATTTTTAATGCTAGGTATATTATACCATATGCATGCTTAATTGTTATTTTTTTCAAAAATCTCTTTAGCAAAATCATATAATAATTCAGCATTAATTTTAAGCATAAAAAAGAGGGCAGTCTCTAGGACTACCCTTGTATAATGACGTGGTACCTGTATTAAACCACATAATTTAATATAATTTTGTAATTCTTAATCGTTCGTGCCATACCCAATAATTATCACTTGCACCATGTACACGACACCAACCATCTATAATTTCATATACATAGAATAATTGTCCTCTGCCGTATGTGATGTTCGTTTTATTCCAAGTATAGTTACCTTTACCACCGTGACGTTGCAAGATAGTAGCGCCTAATGCGTCAGTTCTAGCTGCAAAATACTTATTCTTACGCCATTTTAATTTTGTTGGTGGTATTTGATGAACGGATAATTTAGGTTTAGATTTATTCGCGATTTTCTTCATTTCTTTTGTTTGCTTACTAGCTTTTGAAGATTCGCGCGTATTTTTGGCTTTGTACGTTTTTGTGATAATTAAGCGTTCATGCCATACCCAATAGTTGCTACTTTCTGAATAAACACGCGCCCAACCGTCACGCACTTCGTACACGTAAAACGGACTATATCCGGCGTTATAAACAAGATTAGTCTTATTCATATAGCCATTTTTAGCACTTTTACATATTGTTGCGCCTAAACTATCAGCTTTAGCTAAATAGTGAGGTGTTTTACTCCAAGTTAAGTGCTTAGGTACACGTTTGCCGTTTGTTTGTTTTTTACCTTTGCGTAACTCAACTTCTTTAATTTTGTTTACGTCATAACTGCCGTCAACAAATGACGGGATAATATAGTGCGTTGTACCTGCAAAGTTATCAACGCGCAATTTTGCTGGTGTATTATGGTTGCCGTCAAAGTTTTGTTCTAATACGGTTTGTGTAACTGTTCCGCCGCTATTATCCCAAACCAAATAGATATGGCCGTAAGTTGCGTATATGCCTGCCGTACACACACCAATCGCGCCTACGGGTGGCACAAAGTTAGGTGTGTTTTTGACAATCTTCCACCCTTTAGGGAATACGTTATTAATTGCGTCTTTCGCATTACCCCAAAGCCTTACGGTGTTATTAGTCACGTGATATACATAATCAACCGCAACGTCCATGCACTGCTCGCCATACATTCGGTCGAAATCAATGTAGCGACCTTTCATGCTATACATGTAGTTTACTGCGTCTTGATATGCTTTTGTTGTTGGTTTCGTTGTGCTTTTGCCTTTATGTTTGCCTTTGTTACCTGCTTTTTTACTGCTTATTTTAGGCACTTTAGCACCGTCCATATATTTAGCAACGTAAGCGTCAAAATGACTTGTATTACGTCCTAAACCACACGCGGCCAATAAGTTGCCCGGGTCTTGTTTATCATACTGAATGTTTTGATGTCCGGGCATTTCTGTTTTGTAATTGATTTTCCAAAATTTTGTAAGATATGCCATAATACGTGCGGCATTGTCTAGTGATTTTAAACTACGTTTCTTATCTGTAAAGTAACATGCCTCTACACCAAACGCGGCATAATCTGCGTCAGCATGATACCACTGATTGTCTATAGTTGTATTTAACAACACATGCCAAGCGACTTCCGTAACTGGAATACAAATAATCGCCTCTTTATCATCTACAAAGATATGCGCGCTTGCTACCATGCTCCAGTCAATGTTATATGAGTTTTTATAATAATTTACGTTATCTTGTGCTGTTGTGTTAGGGTTTCCTGTATCGTGCATAACTGCGAAACTAGGTTTACCATTCTTCGTGTGTAACCTTTCGCCGCAACGACGTGTGCCGATCGGTAATAAATCATAGCGTACTTTAACGCCATTCCAAGTTTCTGCCATTAAATAGGCCTCCTTTATTTATCTTTATTCGGCTTTCTGTATTCTTTAGCCATGAGACTGTCTGACACGCCGTGTGTCGTTCCGTCTATTGCTGAGGTGTAAATACCTACCAAGATAGCAATAATAGCTATAGGGTTGCTTATGATGTCTACAAACGCATTCCATAGTGCGCCCCAAGTTGTTAATGTATGCCAATCAATATCTAATGACACTAATACGGGTACAATTGCACTAACAACCAACTGAATAATGGCTATAGGGTTGTTAAATCTTACGTGCCAATTAATACCTAAAAAGTTACGCATAATTTAATCCTCCTTAAAATAATAGCGAATGACAATTAAGCCATTCGCTTACTTATGATTATTGAAATATAATGGGCGCGACGTATCTCACAAACGTCTCAACGACTGCAATAATTGCAAGCGTAATCGTTGTGAAAGCTGTTTTACTCATTGTTTTTTCTTCATCTGTGGTGTCTATACCTTTCAACGCCTCTTTGTTCACTCTCTTATTGTTAATAAAATTAAACATTTCTTTTTCGACTTTGTTAAATCTGCGTTCAACAGATTGGTTATATTCGCTATAACTTTCGGTCATGTTATCTATCTTTTCGACTAATTTATCTACGCTATCAATAAGCCGGTTAACTGTATCTTTAGTGTTTTTACTATCAGTGTCTAACCTAGCATTTAAACGCGTGATTTCTATATAACGTTGGTTTTCTTTTTCTTTTAATAGTTTCAATTCTTCTTCTAATTTGTCAATTTTTTGAGATTGATTTTTGGCGTTTTCATCATGCGTGTTTAAACGGTGTTCTATAAGCGTTTCATTTTCCAAATGGCAAACGCTCCCGTTAAAGCTACGAGTAACTGTATAAAGCCTATGAGCATGTTTGAATAGTATGTCGATGGTAAATTAGCCGTTTCAACGCTAATCATTGCAAACACAACGCGTATCGCGCCACATGCTAAAGACCCGATAATCAACATTACATAACCGGGAATACCCTCGAAAAACGCACTAAGTAATGAAAGAATTGAAAATAAGAATAAAAACCAACCTATCGTGTGAATATCCATGTATTTTTGCATATTCACATATAGGTCAGAAACATTTTTTAAATGCTGTGTATTGGCTGTAATCCAACCATATGAACGTGTAACGCCTAAACCTGATAATAAAATGATTAAAAGTTTAACGAATACTTCATTTTGATGAAGTTCTAAAAATTTTGAGAACATTTTTATACCTCATTTCTAATAATAAAGGCGTGACTACGCACGCCCGTATTATTAATTTTCGTTAGTTGTCTCGTCTTTGGCGTTAGTTGTTCCGTCACTGTCTACGTCTTTAGCGCCGTCATCTAGGAATGTGCGTTCAACGACTTCTCTAACTACATGCGATTTAAAGTCGCTGTTTGTCATATCGTATAGCATGTTAAGTGTTTGAGAGACTTTTTCAGCCTCCTCTTGTGTTTCGAAATCTGTTGCATTCATGGTGTTTGTAGACGGTTGGAAACCTCCGCCATATTTATCTTTATACAAACCTCGCTCCTGTTTTGTCTCCACATTGATTTGTACTAAAATAATACGCTCCGTTCTATTCACGACTTCATGTGCCATGTGTAAAAACCTCCTAAAAATAAGTATAAAAATAGTGCCGATGATTACTCTTCAACGGCACGTGGTTGTTCTTTATTTTCGTTTTGCTCTTGTATAATCGCTTTTAACATTGCATTTTCTTGAGTTAACTTCGCAACCTCTTGTGTTAAATAATTAATTGTAATTTGTGGGTTTGCTTGTAATCCTTGATTATTATTTTCCATTATTTTGTTCCTCCAATACCTTAACTTTTTCGTTTAATTGTTGTATCGCTCTTAAAGCCCAAGACAGCATTTCGTTTGTGTTTACTCCGTTTCCAAAGACAAATTCTACCGGAATATTGTAGTTATCGCCAATAACTGGCCCGTGATGTATTGTTTCTTGTTCGTCGTCTTTGTATTTGTAACTG